CCAATAATGTGAACAAGCCCCAGACCGTAGAAGCCAAACCCCGGTACATACGGGTAATGTACGAAGTGCTGACGCTTCAACGATAGTGGATCTTCAGGGTTCCAATTACGACGAATCGCTAAGATCTCCCCTGACCCACGCTCTATAGTTACTACATACGGCTTGGCAATCTCATCTTCAGAATCGTCAATACCATCAATTACAAGATCAGCATGTACTTCGTACAGTGCATACCGATCATCGTCAGTTAGAGAGTATCCCCCTTCTTCAGCCTTACGAACCTCTATATCCGAGTGGTATGGCTCTGGCTCATTTAACTCAATATCACGGTAAAACCCGTTAACCTGTAATTTTTTTAGCTCATTCTTTGTCTTACGCATGACGTGTGTAACACGTTCTGCGGTCTCAATATGTGACGCGCTATACGGCACGATGCAATCTTCCGCAGGGATAAATAACGCAACCTGACGCCCAATGTTGGGGTCATGGTATACTTTCTTGAACGCCGAGCCGCCCAGCCCCAAGCTATACAGGAGTCGCTCATGTTCTGGGCGATACTCAACCATATTTTCGGTAAGTTCATAGTTCATGTCAGCTTTGACACGCGCAGCAGCTTCTTCTTTATCTTTAGTCTCTTCACCTAGAATCTTGGTCTTTACAGGACCAAGCGAAGGGAATGTCTCGCTCATGGTCTCAGCTTGGAACCGTATGGCAGCTTCTGCCAGCACTGTGGAGTACACCCCACATGCACCCTGCCACGGATCAGTACGCTCTTCGTACTTAAATCCTAGCACGTCCAGACCGTCTACAAACGTATCGGCCCACTCCTTGCGGCTATCAATATCAGAATCAATCAATCCAATTAGATCGTCAGACAGAGAGGCAAGCTCTCCCTCTTCCATATTCTCGGCTAGGTTGCCATCAAACGGCATATTCTCCATATCTTGACCGGGTATGAGAGTTATCTCAACGCTACCATCATCAAGAGTAACCATGTCTGGATTAACAATCTCTATTTCCAGATCTGTTGCAGACATCTCTCCTTCTGGAAGCGCCTCGTCCATGCCCACAGGAGCTTGATATAACCCTTTTTCAACTGCCATAATATTGACCCCTAATAATACCCGCTGTTACGTCGCTTGAAATACCGCTGTTCTTCCGGTTCGTCACTAGGCAGACGTATGAAGCCCCCTTGGCGGAATCGCATAAGGGCCATAACCGTTGAATCAACCAAGTCATCATGGCTCATAAACGGAAATCCTGCAATCTCTTCTATAACTTCCTCAGCCCAGCGAGTCTCCGGCATCCAACACATGCCTGATGCAACAATATCTGATACAGAATTTAATCGAGCCAACTTATCTCCTGTGCCTCTATGCGGGGTATACTCCTGTACAGGCAGACCAGATCTACGCATCTCTTGGTACAATGCCGTGCCAGCGCTTTTCTTCTCAACGATGAACGCATCTGGCTCCCACTCTTCGTATTCTTCTAGGGCAAGTTGTTTTAGCTCTGGGAACTCCATACGCTTTTTTATGCTGTTTAGCAATATAATATTATAATTATCCACTTCTTCATTCAAAAACACACCCCAAGTCGTCAATGCTGTAAAGTCAGCACGGTTGTGTGTCTCTGCTGCCGCATCTAAAGACATGATAACGTATTCGCAATCAGGGGGGTATTCCTGTTTCCATATGCCCCACCAGTCCCGCTTGATAAGTGCAGCCTCTTCTGCAGTGGGTTCCTGCTGATACTGCGCGTTCCACTGAAATGTCGGCATTGATGCCTTAGTACGTAGTAACGCGTTAAGATCAAAGAACTCAGGCCATAATGGTTTCTGCTCTGACTTTTTTGTTTTCTTGTTTACTATGTCCAATATCGCAGGAAACTCGACCACATCGTACTGATCGGCCCGTTCGTTCTGTACCATGTCTCGTGTGACCCGTCCTGTGAGGTCATCCATGTGCCAACGTGTCTGGATAATAGCCACACGCCCACCGGGCATTAATCGTGTACGCGCTCCGAAGGTGAACCATTCGTATGCTTTTTCAAAGACTTCAAAATTTCCGTTAATGACATCTTGTTCGGAATGGGGATCGTCAACGAGCAAGAGGTCAGCACCACGACCAGCAATAGAGGAGCCAATACCACACGCATAATATTCACCTCCTACATTAGTGTTCCAACGTCCGGCAGACTTAGAATCCACCGCAAGTTTTACTGCGGGGAAAATAGATGCGTACTCATCAGTAGATATAAGATTCCTTACCTTACGACCAAAATCAACTGCTAAATCGGTAGTGTGTGATACCATCATAACCTTCTTATTAGGGTTACGACCTAGGAACCATGCGGGGAAAAAGATAGAAACAAGCTGTGACTTACCGTGTCTAGGTGGAATATTAACGCAAATACGGTCTTTTTTGCCCTCTGCGATGTCCATAAGCATGTTTGCGAGCATCCTATGGTGTTTTCCAACGATATAATCAGGCTGCATACGTTTACAGAACTCAATCAAGTCATCATAAGCCGCCTGATTAGTCTTTCTGCTACTTAATTCGTCAACAAGACGGTCAATTTCCACTATTTCATCAGGGGTGTAGTGATCTAGGTTGTCCAACATCTGTTGAACCTCTGATTCAGTGAAGTTTTCAGTCATCATCGAACTTTTCGTCCTCTTTTAGGCCAAGTTCAACGTCAACATCTAGTGATTCACCATCAATTACGATTACATCTTGTATCTTTTCTTCTGGTGTATTCAGTTTTTGTAGTTTTTCGCGTAATTTTGCACGTAAATCGTCTGTAGACTGATGAGTTATGGTAACTTCCGACTTTTCTGCAAACAAACCAACATCAGATATCTTACCAAGCAGCTCCAAAGCGCGTATCCGCACTCGAGGATCTGGGTTTTCGGTCTCATCAATTAGTTTATTAGTCACAAGGTGGCGTACCTGCACGGCACTCTGCACAACAGAGTGACCAAACTCCTGTAGTATGTTGTTTGTAAGTATCAATGAGGCAGGTGTAAGTGCTGCTACCTTCTTCGTGGTGACTTTTTTAGAGGTTGTATCGGGATCATCGGCGTAGGCCATCGTAATTTTAGCGGCTACGTCCTTATCTTCCTTGGTAGGTTCAACATCTAGTCCGTGGTCAGCGAGTTCCTTGGCGGTTTCACTAGCCGCATCCGTGCGTTGTTTGAGATCCATAGGTGGTAACTCATCAGGAATTGCCACCCCAAGCTCGGGTTCTATCATAATACTCATGTGTTTATCGCAGGCTGTTAACCGTTGGTATCGATATATACAGTATAATATTTTTTTGTGCAAGTAGGTTGGGACTCCTACCGGGGGGTGTTCCTGTGTGAGAGGGGTGGGGGGTCGAACTCAGAAAAAACCGGATTGTTCGTATAAATTAGTAATACATAGATGTGTATGTAACTAACTACACATAACGGGGCATAGGGGGCGGGTAGGTCATCGTCTATCAGGTTTTATCATTGCCTGTCAGATTTTGCCATTGCGTGTCAGTTTACGGAATTCCGTAAAGATTGCTATTGATAGGGAAAGGTCTCTGTCAAAACGTGTTAATATGTGAGACTATATAACCATCGAACGGGCATAGTGTTCGTTCATCAACAGTTTACGGAATTCCGTAAACAGAAAGGATCTAGTCACGCTATGACTATTTCAAATGTGGCCACTCCAGATGTGGCATTCTTCCGTATCGTCAACAATGCGACCAAGGCATCAGGCAAAGTCATGGATGCCATTCGTAAGAACGAATACACCGAGATGACCTTCACCAGTCCTAAGTCTGGGGGTACGTTATCGCCCGAAGCATGGGAGACCATGCGCCAACGTGTAGCGGCATATGCCTGTCGAGATGATAGCAAGCCGTTGCTGGATCGCGCACAAAAAGCCGCGTTCAAGTTGGATAAGGTATCGTTCAATGCCTTGCAGAAACGGTCTACTGAGGCGGTCAAAGAAGCCAGACAGGCTGACCGTACCGCCGCCGGCCGTACCGTTGGCACGTTTATCGGCGAACTGAAAGCTAAGGCAAAGGTAAATGATCAACGCAAGGCAGGCGTTGTGGCCAAGCCAACCCACCGTGTTAAGCCATTGTGGGAACGTGTTAACATACACGCCAACAAGGCACTAGGCCAGATCATGGCAAATGCCGATAAGGTCAATCCTGATCATCTTAAGAATCAGGCCAAGGTAGTCGAGCTTCTTAAAGAGCTTGCCAAGATCACCAAGGCACCGGCCAAATCGGTCAGTCACTAAACACAACCTAGGGCAGGGCTTCGGTCCTGCCCTATCATCATGAAAGGTAACAAGTTATGAATGATTTACTATTCTATATTCTAATGTTCGGTTCAGCTATTGGTCTAATCGGTTGGTGCTGTTTTGTCATGGATGTGTATGGTCAAATTAAATGGCATTTCATAGGTCAAACACTAGGTTTTATTCTTGTACTATTTTCAACCTTAATGTGGATAGATTGGTTATGGGTATTTGGTGTTGAGGATAGCAAGCAATGGACATGGTGGAATATCATATATCAGCTAGGGAAATAACAATCAGGCAGGGCTTCGGCTCTGCCTATTTTTTTGTCTTCGTTTTACGAAACC